GTTCGCGTTTTCTCTCTCCCCGGCGAACGCAAAAAAGTTTGAAAAAAAATAAAGTTTTTGATGAAAACTATAAAAAGTAGAAAATACAATGCGGAATATAAAAAAATTAGAGAAATTGTTTTGGCGCAAAAACCGCGCTGTTTTTACTGCAAAAAGGCTGTTGCAACTACGCTTGATCATGAGCCACCTATTGATTCCTTCCCAACGCCTGAATTGTGGAGTGGGAGTCTAAGACCATCATGTGCAAGTTGCAACTATTCAAGGGGTGCTAAATATGGAAACGCAAAACGCAAGGCCATTAAAAATAGTCGGCAATGGTAAGCCTAAAAAGAAGCTAGGCCGCCATACATCCGCAATGGTTAAATCATTAACCGGGCGTACAGATATTGATGGCGTAAAGCGGGAGATGTTATTAGGTCTAGCACGCGCCTGGGATCGCATTGAGGAATCCGGTAAAGGCGGCCACACAATCCCATCTATATCTAAAGAGTTGCGTGAGATTTGGGATAGTTGCAGTTTGCCTGATGAGGATGATCTGTTTGAATAAAATCTTATGTAAGCCTAGATGGGCATCACTAAGAGATGAAACATGCGAAACAGAAGGCGACAAGTTAGCCCAGGTAGCACGCCTGCTAGGTTTTGAGCTGTTTGATTGGCAACGGTATGTAGCAGATGTTGGATTAGAAAAAGATCAAGATGGTTTGTATAAGTACCGCACCGTAGCCGCACAAGTCGGTAGGCAAAATGGCAAAAGCAAACTTATTGAAACGCGTATTGCCTATGAATTGTTACAACCCAAAAGACATGTTGCCTATACCGCACAAGATCGCAATATGGCTAAAAATAAATGGGAAGAACATTTGTTAAGTTTTCAATTGTCGCCTAGATTTTCAAAACGCATTGCCAGGGTATCGCGAGTAAATGGCAGTGAAAAGATATACATGCGCAATGGCTCAACTTATGGAATTGTTACACCTAATGACAAAGGCGCACGCGGCCTTAGTTTGAATCTCATGGTAATTGATGAAGCATTAACCCATCCGCTATCACTTATTGCTAACTTACAACCAACTTTGGCTACAAAACGCAATGGTCAATTATGGATTCTCTCCAATGCCGGCAGACCTGGCCAATCTGAGTTATTAGAGCATTACCGGGAAATAGGTCATAGAGAGATAGCCGAACCACAAAACAAATTGGCTTGGTTTGAATGGTGTCCGGCTAGTGATCAATTTGATTACTTGGATCAAGAAGTTTGGTATCAGGCAATACCGTCACTGCATGAAGAAAAGGGTGTATTGCTAGATGCGGTTAAAGAAGCGGCGGCAACTAACAGCCCTGAGATATTTACAAAGGAGTGGTTGAATGTATGGCCGGCTAGAGATGCAGTACAGGTTATCAATACCGAATTATGGGATTCATTGGCTAGAACAGATATAACCGTTGGCAATCAAGTTGTATTTGGCGTAGATATTTCGCGTGAGCGCGATAGGGCATCAATAGCAGTATCGGGCTTGGTTAGAGATTTTACCCCTATTGAGCTTATTGAATGTAAAGAAGGCACATCATGGGTATTACCTAGATTGGTTGAGTTGTGTAAAAAACACAATACAAGGGTAGTTATAGATACCGGATCGCCTGCCGCATCTTTGATAGTAGAACTTGAAAAACAAGATATAGGTGTCATGTCTATACACTTGCGTGACTACGCACGCGCTTGTGGTTCATTCTATGATGCAGTACAAGCTAAAACAGTATGTCATTTAGATGACCCTAATTTAAAAACGGCAATCATGGGATCAACTAAAAGACCACTTGGAGATTCATGGGCATGGAATCGCCAAAGCACAACTAACATAACCCCACTTGTGGCGGCTACACTGGCACGGTATGGAGTGGTAACCAAAATAGAAGATCAGCCAGTGGCAAGGAGTAAAATCTACTAATGAAGTATTTAGCATCAGTTTTACAAATAACAGGTTCTTTATTTATAGTTGCAGGTGTCGCAACATTTAATCCGGTTGTGGCTGTAATATTGGCAGGTGCATTTTTAGTTTTATTTGGCGTTGCTTTGGAAAACAGAGGTAAATAATGCTAGGCCGCTTACTTAAAAGACAAATACAACCATCTATGGTTTATACATCTTCCGGGTATGTAGATTCTTTAGGTAGAGTTGGCCGATTCTTTGAAGGCAATTGGGCAGGTGCTTATGTAGATCAAAATACCGCACTAGGCATACCTGCAATTTATCGCGGTATAACTTTAATTAGTGATGCTATTGGTGCGTTACCATTGTGTGCATATCGCAATAAAAGAGAAGTTAAACCAACACCACAAATTTTAATGCGGCCAGTACCAAATGAAACAAGGATGCAAACAATTAGCGCAATGGCCGCCGCTTTAATCATTCATGGTAATTATGTTGCGGTATTAGGTGAACCAGGCGTTAATGGATTGCCGGAGAGCATCTACCCTGTTTCACCTGATCGCGTTCAGGTTGCGCGAGATAATGGCCGAATTGTTTATACAATAGATGAGCGCACCTATGATCAATCAGAAATTTTACACATTAAAAATTTTACAATGCCAGGTGATTTAGTTGGTAAAGGTATCCTTGCCGTTGCTAAACAAGCTTTAGGTAAAGAGATAGCGATCAATGAATATGCATCAAGATATTTTGATGGGGGCGTAAATCCTACGGCAGTTATTAAATCTGCTAACCCTGATTTAACACAAGAAGAAGCGGATGCATTAAAGAGCGCATGGATGGCAATGTACTCATCACGCAATAGATCACCTGTTGTAATGAATTCATCAACAGATTTTGAAGTATTAAGTAGCAATGCCGCAGAATCTCAATTAGTAGAAGCGCAAACAGCCGGGCTAACAGAAGCGGCAAATATTTTGGGATTACCGCCTTATTTCTTAGGATCACCTAATTCAAGCCGTACTTATTCAAATGTTGAGCAAGAAAACTTACAGTTAATCAAATGGTCAATTCAGCCAATAGCAGAGCGTATAGAAGCGGCATTTAGTGATCTTCTTGTTCGGGGTCAAACAGCCGCATTTAAATATGAATCATTATTAAAAACCGATACTGCTAGTAGATATGATGCTTATGCGGTTGCATTATCAAATGGCTTCTTAACTGTTGATGAAGTTAGAGATTATGAAAACCTTGACCCTATGGATCATGAAGAAGGGGATGAAGAAGAAAATGAAGAAGATGAGTCATTGCAAAGTGATGCGGTGGATACAGTAGAGGATGCTAACTATGTCTGAAGAAAAGTGGGAAAATAGAAGTTACTCAGTTAATTTAGAGTTACGCGCTAATGGAGATGGTCGCACCATTTTTGGCATTGCCGTGCCTTACAACAAAGAACAGCGCATCACTAGCACCATGATTGAAGTATTTAGAAAAGGCGTGTTTGCAGAAGTTATTAAAGCACCACACCGGGTTAAACTTCTTAGAGGACATGGCGAGAATAATGTTTTAGGCCGTGCCACACTACTCAGGGAAACAGATGAAGGTCTATATGCAGAATTTAAAATTTCCAAAACGCGTGAAGGTGATGAAGCATTAGAGTTGGTTAAAGATGGCGCATTAGATCAATTATCAGTTGGATTTATGCCAATCAAAAATAAAAAAAGAGCTGATGGTGTAATGGAGAGATTGAAAGCACATTTAGCAGAAGTATCACTTGTTACTTTTGGTGCTTATGGCGAACTTGCCAGCGTTACAGGTATGCGTGATGGACAACCACAAATAACACCACGCCTAGATGAAGCAAGGAAAATATTAGATGCCATACAGCGTAACAAATAACCATCCTGAGTGTGAAGGTTTTGCAGTTGTAAAAACTGACACTAATGAGCTAATTGGTTGCCACAAAACTCAGGCACAAGCGGAAGATCAAATGACCGCAATTAATATTTCTGAGTATGGCGAGAATAGAGCAGAAGGATATGAACCAACTGCCGCAATGAAGGCAGAAGCTCAAAGAGGTTTAGATTGGCGTTCAAAATTTGGCAGGGGCGGTACAGAAATTGGTATTGCTAGAGCAAGGGATATTGTAAATGGGAAGAGCTTACCTTTAGATACAGTGAACCGAATGGTGTCATTTTTTGCAAGACATGAAGTTGATAAAAAGGCAGAAGGATTTAGCCCAGGTGAAGAAGGTTATCCGTCAAATGGTCGCATTGCCTGGGCTTTGTGGGGTGGAGATGCTGGCAAGTCATGGTCAGAAAAAATTGCTAATCAAAATCGCGTTGATGAAAAAACAAGATTTAACACGGCTTTACAAATACTCAAAGAGCTAAAAAAAGAGATATAATTTTGATAAGTCGTAGAACACCTAACCCCGGTTACCGGCGCGTTACACCTTCTCACTACAAAAACTACTAATAGGAGAACTATGTCAAATACATTTCTATCTTCTCTACGCGAGAAGCGCGAATCAAAGACATCTCTCATTCAGGCAACTTTAGACCGTGCCGCAGAAGAAGCACGCGATCTATCAGAGGTTGAGTTGGCTAATGTTGAAGCCCTTAACTTGGAGATCAAAAAGTTGGATGAGCGAATTGAGCAGATGAGCGATATTGAAATTCGCAATCAAAAGGCCGCAGAATTAGCCGCTAAGGTTGATGCTAATGTTGAGCCAAAGAAAGAAGCACGCGCCGGTGGCTTTATTGTTACAAGCGAGCAACTTACTTACTCAGAGAGATCAGGCAATGATTTCTTAACAGATGCTTTAAAAGCACAATTTAAAACTGATGGTGATGCTAGTGCGAGAATCGCACGCCATCAACAGGAAATGGCAATTGAGAAGCGTGCAGTTGGTACATCCAATTTTGCAGGCTTGGTAGTGCCACAATACCTAGTTGATCTATATGCACCATTGGCACGCGCTGGTCGCCCATTTGCAGATGCCGCACGCAAGCATCAACTACCTACTCAGGGCATGTCAGTAGTTATCTCAAAGATTAATACTGGTACAGTTACCGCCTATCAAACATCACAAAACACTGCCGCAGTATCACAAGATATTGCAGACACAACACTGACCGTCAATGTAAATACAATTGCCGGCCAACAATCAGTATCTAAGCAAGCATTACTACGCGGATACAACATTGAAAACATTGTTTTGGGTGACTTGATCCGCGATTACCACACCAAGTTAGATAACTCACTTCTAAATGGATCAGGATCAAATGGTCAGCCATTGGGTCTATTAAACATGACCACTGGAGTGTTAGTAACTTACACTGCTACAACAGGTACAGTTGCCGGACTATATCCAAAGATTGCAGATGCAATCCAACAGATTCAAAGCAACATCTATGTAAATCCAAATGCAATCATCATGCACCCACGCCGCCTAGGATTCCTATTGGCCGGTGTTGATAGCTCAAACCGCCCATTGGTTGTACCACAAGCGTATAACCCAATGAACGCGATTGGAACAGGTAACGGCACACCTTCATACGGTAACTCAGGTTACTCAATTCTAGGATTGCCAATTATCGTAGATGCTAACATTGCAACCAATGTTGGTGCAGGTACAAATCAAGATACAATCTTTGTAGTTGATTTGAACGAAACCCATCTATGGGAAGAAGCCGCCGCACCTACCTATGTCACATTTGAAGAACCAAATGGCAAGGTTGCGATTAATATCGTTCTATTCGGTATGTCAGCATTTACCGCAGAGCGTTATCCAAAGGCTGTTGCACAAATTAACGGTACAGGTTTAGCAACACCAAGTTTCTAAACCAATAAGTTTCCAGGCCGCTACCCTTCCAGTGGCCTGGATTCTAACTATGATCGGTATTCAGAGAATGGAGTTTGTCTAATGTCCCAGGGCAGTACAGGATTTGGATACCGATCATGGCTATAACCAATGGATATGCAACATTAACTCAAATTAAAAACTACATGTCTATATCTGACAATACAGATAATGACCTGCTAGAAGATTTGATTGAATCAGCTTCAAGATCAATTGATCGGATTGCTAATAGAAGATTTTATTTAGATGCCAACGCATCCGCACGGCTTTACCGTGCGTACTCAGACATTTTTGTTTATGTAGATGATATTGGTTCTACAACAAACCTAGTAGTTGCCGTTGATGAATATGGCAATGGTACATACTCAAAAACTTTAACTTTAAATCAAGATTACATTTTAGACCCATTAACTGCACCATCTTTAGCCAGGCCATACACACAATTGACTATGGTATCTAATACTGAAA